GTACAATATTCAGAGCACATTGTTGAATTTCTTAAGTCGATGTAGTGATGAAACAACAGCCTTTGTACGAGGTTCTCTTGAAGAAATTGCAGAGAGTTTAGAGACAGAATAATAATTCACTTCCCGAAATTAAAAATAGGTTATGAGAAAGATAATAGCAATTAGTAGATGCCATTCCATAGGTGGGGGAATAATGAAAAAGTGTAGAATTATAACTATATGTAATAAGTGGAACATCTTTATTAGCCGGTCTCCGCAGTATTTTAAAATAGCAAGAGTATGTGATAACTACTTCTGCCAATGGAATTGTAACGTCCCATTTTAGCTCATTTCACGAAAGATATTAATTTAACAAAAGAAAAAACGGAAAGAGAAGATATTGAAAAAGCAGCAAAGCATTATCAAGAAAAAGATCATGATATCTGGACAGGTAAAGGCATGGCAACAGAATTACAAAAAGCCTTCAGATCTGGTGCAGAGTGGCGTATCAAAAATGTGTGGCATGATATGAAATCAGAAGAACCGCAAGTTTACGGAGAATACGAGAATGACGTATATCCGCAAATACCATGCCTTGTAAGAGGTCAATTAAGCACAGGTTATGGGTATGGAGTCCGCTATTGGAATACAACAGAAAAAGTTTGGGATGATGAAGAATGTGATGACTTCGAGTGCAAGAAAGACGATATTGAGGAATGGGCATATCTTGATGATTTGTTACCTAATAATGAGGACTGATAATGGCTAAATATAGATACGGACTATATGAAAACTTCTTCGGTGATCAGTGGTATCAAGTGCAGGTTAAACGATTGGGCATTTGGTGGGACGATGAATCATTTTCTACGGAAAAAGGTATGATGAAATACGTCGAACAATTAAGAAAGCAAGGACATATTTTAATAGAAGCTTAATTATGCGTGAAATAAAATTCAGAGGGAAAAGCACTACTTACAAAAAGTGGAAATACGGTACTCCTGTAAATTTAGAACAAGGTACAATAATCATAGAAGAAAGAGGTGTATTTAATGACGGTTCTGCATCACCATTCTTTTCAAAATGGGATTTTGTTATGTCTGACTCTATCGGTCAGTACACAGGCTTAAAAGACAAAAATGGAAAGGAGATTTACGAAGGAGACTTGATAAAAGCACCAAGCGGACGTATTTATTCCGTTATATTCTCAACATGGAAGCATGAAGAGAAAAGAAATTTTCCAAAAGTAATTGACTTATACGAACATACAGGATGGTGCATATCCTTAGATGGAGTTAATCCGTGCGATTTATTAGATTCAGAGATATGCCAAGGGTGTATTATTGGGAATGTTTTTGATAATCCTGAATTTCTGAAAGGATAACTTGTAACTTCTCAAAAAAAATATCGGACACTTTATGCAGAAGAGACTAAACTAATACCTGAACAAGTCTTGACTTGGCTATTACAGTACATCTGCTTGATAGTCTACTTGCCGATATAGCCTCATAGTAGGCACATCAGCCTCCTTAGCCGGCAGACTTTCTCGTTGAAGTTGACCGGCTCGAAGTCAAGGAAGTCAACCAGGAGGTCAATCTCGCGTCTGGCTGACTCCCTTTTTAATTTTCTTATTTCTTTTTTATTCGCTTTACGCATAGCTTTTTCCGTTTATGTTTGCGGCAGCCGCATATAAACAACTGCACATCCTCGTACAACATCCTACCTAAATAACCGGCCAAATACGCTACTTCTTCACCTCCTATAGGCATTTTAAATGCCGTAGCTATATGATCCTCCAAATGGCGGCATTCGTGCTTTAGGGAGTTTAAAAACTCTTCCGGTGAAGAAGTCTTGCTTATGACCATTACAGATTTCCGTAGCTTGTAATTGGAGTACGTGACACCGGTATCAAGTTTGCATGACACCAAATTATTGTAAGCCTCTCTTGCCTTGTCTTTCGGACAATCTATTGATTTCAACAAACCTATGACCTCTTCCGTATAATAGCAGGTGACACGATAAAATATATGCACCTGCCAATCGTACTTCTTTATGTATAGGTCTCTTCTTATCATATTTACATCATTTCATCCCAAATAATAGGCGTTCCAGAACCGATGCAATCAGCGTAGAAACGAGTAAATACAATACCATCGTAAGCGTCCGGATCGTCGCAAACGTTCTTCACGTATAAAGCAGCATATTGGTCGTGAGGAACGGAGGAACCAAGAAAATCAGCCTTGCACATATTGGCTACATACACATAGTCATAGCCGCCTTTCTTCTTTACATCGACGTTATATTTTTTAAGCATTTCGTCGATCTGCTCTTTTGTCCAGGGCTGTACCTTTATTTTCTTGCCAGTTCCATCTTCTTTTTCCATCATGGAAATAGCCCAATCACACATAGCCTTAGAAAAATGCCAGCCATATGCGCTTAAATAAGCTTTCATCCCCGAAGGAAAATCATCGTACATATCTAACCTCATATCTTTACTTTTTTAAGAAGGGGCACAATGTCCCCTTCTGATTTAACGTCTGCGTCTGCGGTATTCCCCGGCATACCGTCCGGTTCCTCTCACGCCGCGCCTTTCACCGAAACCTTCTCCACCGCGTCTCCACATATCGCGGAATTCATCGTCGTCGTCATCGTCATCGTCTCGGAATCCCATACCGCCTTCCATTGCTTTTCTCTTGCCTTCCTTGCAACCAAGTTTATAGGCTTCTTCTATCGCTTCCATCAAGTCTTCGTCTTCATAAGCATCGAACTCTCTTAAAAGCTCTTCTAGTTTTCTATTTGATCCCATAATTATTACTTTTTAGTTGTTTCCTTAACTCCAAGCTGTTGCATCAATTGCTTGTTTAGCTCCATAAGCTCAGACATGTTCTTGCTCATATCAGACATCTGGGCCTTAAGGGTGTTGATTTCCTGTTCTTGACGTTGCTTTTCTGCAAACTCAGGATTGATCATTGTCAACATCTCATCGCAGGATGCTATCACGCTGAGGTCATAGTCTCGACTGTTAACCCTATCCAATCTTTTTTGTTTTATCATGGATATTTCATTGTTCATCGCATCGCGGGAACATGAGACAACAAGATTCCCGTTTTGCCCAAAGTCGGCTATATCACTACCGGAGGGAAGATTCTGAAATGTCGTGTTCTGACCATTAATATTAGCCACGACATCTACGACCATCTCCATCTGAGGTATCTGCCCCATAGGAGCGGGCATAGGATATTTAGGCTTGGGTGCAGAAACGCTTACCACAGAACCAATCTCTATGAAATGTTTGGCTTCCTTATGAAGAATATACAACTGATTATTTACTCGAAGATTCTGAAACATGATTGTTTGATTTTAAAGGAGTGTGGTTATTGCAATTTTTACAACAACCACAGAACTCCATGTTAATTACTACTTGCTTCGCAAAGAAGCCGTTTCTGCTGTAGGAGCCGGAGTCGTTGTCGGTCTATATCCACCATTAACAAGATACAATTCGTTGGTATACTTGTTGTAGTGTATCTCATAGATTCCGGTTCCCGCCAAGTTTGCAACAGTCACAGGCTCATTGTTATAAGCCAGTAACGGACGAGTATCACCGTTTGTCCCAATCAAGATAGGAAGAGTTGCTGTTGTTCCAGCCGGGATAGCTTGACGGAGATTGACATAGAAACCGCCTACATAATCCCGGTTACGAAACGCATGGTTCGGAAGCTCTAATGTCACGTTCTCCGTCCCTACCGTCACAGCCACCGTTGGCAAGGTGTTAAAGTTTGCCCTGCCAAGTGAAGGGAACGGAAAAGGAAATCCTGTAAAAAAGTTAGGCCACATAATTACCTCCTTTCTTACCCGGATCAACCCCAGTAGTTATTGCAACCACATCCGTAACCGCCGCGTCCATAAGCCGCGTCACCGGCATAAGCACCGAAAGCGGCCGCACGATAGGTATCAAGATTTACACCTACAATATTGGGATATTGCACTGGTACAGTCTGAGGCATGCGGCATTTTATTCCATCAACATCAGATTGAAGGGACTGTAATCCCGCTACCAAAGGTGCAATCTGCTGAGAGACATTATTCAGGATAGTGGCATTCTGATTACGCTGTGATATTTCAGCAGTCAATGTAGCCTTTTCCGCTGTCAGGGCAGTAATCTTGTCCTGTAATGCCTGATTCTGCATAGCGTCCAACTTGGCAAGGACTGCGTTGGTGTTGGCCAAATTACTGTCACGGAGCGACAAGGTGTTCTGGTTTGCAGTATTTACCAATGTATTGGTCTGATTACACATTGCAAGCTGGTTCTCATATCCCATTGTGGTAATGGAGTTCTGCGTTTTGCAGCAGCAATCGGCTAATTGGGTTGCAAGAGCCGAATTTCCAGACTGGATGCTGTTAATAATCTGCTGCCCGGTCATACCGATCTGACTGCCGATGTTACACAATTGGGTAGATACAGCATTGATGGCGGATTCAATTTGTCCGACAGAACAGTTAATTGAACTTGCCAGTTGATTTAAGTCAACCCCATTTCTTTGAATGGCAGACATAATCATTTCACGTTCCGTTGAATTACTGTTGTTTCCGCCTCCAAAACCGAAGTTGCCGTTGCCAAAGATGGCAGCAATCACAATCAACGCAATAATGTCCTGAAAACCGCCGTTGTTCCCGAAGAAACCACCGTTACCGCCTCCACCGTTCATTAATCCCATGAGGTAACCTGTGTCAATACCCCTGTTCTGCAAAGACGGAAGGATTGATGCAAGTAAGCCGTTACTCGTTCCACCTGCCCCGTCTTGATTAAATACATAAGTTTTTTCCATTGTATTTTAAATCTTAGTTACGGTCAATATCAACCGCATCGCAAATGTCGCAAAACAGTAATTGTATTGAATGGTAGAATGTTGTAGGCTTGTTGTAAAGTTGTTGTTAAACTGTCTGATTTTTTTTACTTGTTCCCTTTACCGATTAAAAAATTTACGGATCATTTGATAATTTCGGCGGGAAAAGCTTGATGCGCCGGGAATCATATCCTATTCAAAAAAAATACGCTGCCAATTTCTTGACAGCGTACAAATTCTAAGGGAAGCTATAATGATATTGAAAGGAGCTCTTCACCTAACTTGTGTAATGCCTTTTCTAATTTCAAATTTTGCTCTGGCTTAGGGTTTCTATTACCTGACGCATAATGCCACAATTGCTTTTGATTGATACCAGTAATACGCTCTAATCCGGCTTTTGTAAATATGCCAGAATAAAAATCCAAGAGGGATTTTACATCCATTTTGAAAATTAACTCATAATCCCCTTTGAGTTCTTCCGGTATATCGCAACCAAGTTCTTTGCATTCAACGATAAAAGCTTCTATGGCTTCTATCATATTCATTTTTATTTCATCCACGGTCTTTCCGGTGGCAACTATGCCTCCAAGGCCTTCAATAAAAGCAGAATAATTATTTTCTGCTCTTTCAATAATAATTTTCAATGATTTATTTTCCATATTGTGCCACATAAAACTTAATAATGCCATCTTATTAAAAGAGGTACGGAAACAGCAGGACTATTTAAGCCCTGCTTCCCTTAAAATGGAATTTAATGTCCCGTCTTTCAGATCATTGCTTAGGTTACCCGGTATAACTATAGGCCTTCTGGCTCCTTTCTTATAAAATATCCGGTGATCCCCACGCATTCGGATGAATTCCCATCCATTATCTTCAAGCAAGGAAATTACTTCCTTCACTTTCATTACCACGTGTACCTCCTTTTTTAATTTAAAAGTACCCTTCTTACAACGAAGAATCGACAGCACAAAGATAACTATTTTTCTACTATTAGCAAATAAAATGATAACTATTTTTCTACAAAAGCAAAATAATTACACAAGTTCTATCTATAGGCATATTTCACCGCTTTTTCTTTGCAGTTTCAGAAATTGTTCGTGAATGTAACTTTTAAGGCATAAAAAAGCTCCGATAAAGCGACCAAGGCTAATAATTGCAAACAGAAAACTGTATTTCTATTTTTTTTGCATTTCCACAAACTTACCACTATCCTCCCATATTAATACAAAAGTATTTAAAGAAGATCCAATTGTAGAGCTAACATCAATCATTTTATATCCATACAAAAAAGCAAATGGGAAAGAAAAGCCGTCTGGTTTATACATAGCTATAACTAAATATTTCCCATTATCAACATTTTCAAATGTGTTAATACCCACTGTACTATCAGATACATACTTAGGAGTTAAAGCAGTTCCATCTCTAAGAACTATATGCCCATCATAAGCCAAAGCGTTAACGGATGCTTCCTTATCAAAATTTTTTGCCTCTTCATAATCATATAACGCCACAATACTAGGAGATGCTATTTTTGTATCTTCTAAATTTTCATACTTCCAATACAAATTAATCATTACCTTTTGAGAATTTGCAGACTCATCATCAGAACATCCAATAAAGGTAAACAACGGCAACACCATTGCCATAATAAATAAGAGCTTCTTCATTTTAAAAACGTTTTTAATGATTAGTAATTTGCCGCAAATATAAGGCCGTTTGTTAATATATGCAAATGGGGGGGGGGGGGGGGGAAATTTTTTTTTTTTAAAATAAAAGAAATA